GGTTTCAATAGCATTAAATAAATTATTTTGTTCTTCTTTATCTTTGATGTATGAATCGATCAATAATGAATATGTTTCACTGTGGATGTTTTCCATCATCATTTGGAACGAGTAAAAAAACTTTGCCTCAGTATATTGAACTTCATTAACAAAATTCATTGCTAAATTTTCATTAACAATTCCGTCTGATGCCGCAAAGAAGGCTAATACGTGTTTTATGAAATGTTGTTCATCTGTATTTAATTTGTTTTCCCAATCATAGATATCTTGTCCAAGATCAATTTCTTCTGCCGTCCAAAAACACGCTTCCTGTTGTTTAAATAATCTCCATAAATCATCATGCTGTATTGGGAAAAGGACAAAGCGTCCTGGGTTATCCATTAAAATTTTTTCTGTCATATTTGTTTAGTTTTTAATTGTTGTTGTTGTTTTTTGTAGGAAGTCTTGATAAACGGTACTTGTTCTGTTCCTTTTTTGTTCTTCTTTTTCTTCTTTATAACCGAGTAGGGTATTTTGATAATCTGTATCAATAGTTAAAAACTCGTTATTAAATTTACAATTATTAAAAATAACACCATCTTTACCAATTCTAGATTTTAACAATGTTAATGTTGCCAAGTTTTGTTCTTTTTGTTCAATTGTTTTACCTATAGATAAGACAACATGACCAATTTGAGCTTTCTTAATTGAACCACCCATTTGATCTGTTGTTACAACTTCACTCTTAATAGATTCTCTATTACCTTGTGTTGCTGTCCAAATAGCCACATCAAATTCAGATGTCATAGATTCCAATTGTCTCATGATTGCACCATCTCCTTTCCATTCTTCATTGTAATTCGTCTTTTCTGGGGTGATACAATCAACATAATCCAAAGTTACTAAATCTATTCGAAATCCATCAGCTTGAAGCTTTCTTAATTTAGATTTTATTTCAGAAATGGTAACAGAATCACTTGGTAACTTTAATAATCTAAGTTCACCTTTCGATTGTTTTCTTTTTTCAGAAACGACTTCTTCAATCTTATCGGCTTGTAATGGTTGATCTTTGGGAGAAACCCCGGTCCAAATGGTAAAGTGTTTTCTTTTAATGTTATTAATATTATCTTCAAAAAAGATCTGAACAACATTATAACCGTCATTATATGCTTCATTAGAAAATTTGGTTAACAGTGTTGTTTTACCAGTACCTGTTGGTGCCAATACAACCCCTAACTCTCCTCTACCTAATCCACCGTCTAGTAATCCATCAATACCCTTAATTCCAGTTGGAATTGGTCTTCTATTGTCCGCTTGTAATGCCATTAATACATTATCAAACACGTCTTCAATCTCGTGATCCATAACACCAACCTGAAGGGCATCTTGAATAATTTTCTCAATAGTACTATATTGTTCAAAGTCACCCCTTTTAGTAATTTCTTCAATTTTCTTAATTGCTTTCTTTACTACTTGTTGCTTACAAAATTTAATTGCCTTATCCTTAGTTCCAGGAACACTTCCTGGTTCTATAATATGGTTTTTAATGTTTGACAACATATCAAGATTTGACTTTCTATTAGTGTCAGAAATACTTTCAGCCTTTATCTGTTCTTCAATGGCATTATATTGTGGAACTGTCTTTCCAAATGTTTCAAAATATTCTTTAATATTTTGAACAATGAATTTCATACCACTGTTGTCAAAATAATCAGGTTCGATAACCTCTATTATTGTTTCGGAAAACTTTCTGTCTTCAATGATCAGCTTAAGTAAAGATAACTGATAGTTAGCACCTAACTGGCCAAAATTTATGTCATTCATATGTATGTTATTTCAAATATTTTAAAAATTAAAGTTGATAGTGAAGGTAAGTCGTTTCAGGGTTAGTGTGTGACAAAACTTCAGTTAAATCGGTCAAAATCTTTCTCAGTTTTGGCCTGATATCTACAGCATATCTTACCTTTGGATGGTAATGATGTGCTGGGAAAATTCTTTCAATAAATACCTCGTCACCATGTTTAAGTTGCAATAAAAAATACTGCTCATCCAGATCTTTGGGGTCTTCCACAATCTCGCTATTCATAAAAAATCCTTGATTTTCGCATAGATAATCAGAACTTTTCATTTTTAAATCTTCTGAAATTTCCGCACAAATATATTTTACTTCTTCGTGTATATTCATTGATCTACGAGTCTTTGGATTGTAATCTCTGACATTGAAAAATCTTTGACAAATTATATTTCCGTCTAGCGTTAATAAAAACTCAAATTTGTTTGGGTCTTGCATGTTAGTGTTCATAAATTTCACTTTTTAATATTAAATTTTATTATTTTATTATTTTTTTCTTTTCTTGTTAATCTTAAGAATGGATTTAAGAAATTTACCATCCCATCATCTGATTTAGCTATTAAACTAAAGAACCCATCTTCCTGCATGAATCTCATCACATTCTTATATGAACGACCCTCGGAATCCATATTTTCTTTAATTAAGGAAATTATTCCCGTTTTAGCCTCTTCTGTTAAAATTGGTTCATCTAAACAAACCATCTTATTGTTTATCTCAAAGAACTCATCCCCAAAGACACCCAGCTTTGTAACACCAGTTAGAAAATTTTGTATTAGTTTGTTTTCCTTATCAGACTGAAATAATAAATCACATTGATTTCTAACTTCTTGTAAAGATAACTCTTTTGTTTTTATTTCAGGAAACAGTGTAATGAGTCTTTTTATCCCCAAATTTTTAATACCAAATATATTATCTGATGGATCACCGCATAGTATTTTTACTAATTTCACATTTTCAATTAATACCTCCTCGTGATCATAAGGCATGATTTCGTTTTTAGAATATAACCTTCTATGAGACGGGTTATACAATATAACATTATCATTGATTAATTGAACAAGGTCTCTATCTGAAGAATAAACTATTTTCTTTTCGTTTGGGGATGTTTGTGTGTAGAAAGCAATACAATCATCAGATTCACAATATTCAAATTCAGCTTGTCTAACATATAATTCCTCTAGATACTGCTTTACCCTATTTCTTTGATATTGATAAGAGTTAATTTCCTCTTCTGTTCTGTTTCTTTGCTTTCTATTTTCTTTGTAGTGATGATATATCTTCTTTCTTGATTGAGACCCCTCTTTGCCGTCCCAGAAGACACAAATTTTGTCTAGACGATATGTTTCAAATGATCTTCTAAGAGTGTCAACAAAGTGAAATAAACCACCTATATGACGACCCTTATAAAATCTATTTTTCTGACCGTAAAAACCTATGGTTAATAAATTATCTCCATCAACCAATAATGTATTAGACATTTCGTCTATTGTGTTAAATGTTAAACAATATAAATTCTGCTATTCGCCTCCAATTTCTTCATATTCAGATTCAGAAAATGTGATATCTCCTTCACCAAACCCACCAAGAACCTTATTCCAGTAATCAGAATAATCTTTCTTATAAGTTTCTAGTGCTTCTTTGGTATCATGAATATATCCTTGTGGAACCGCAATGATCTTACCATCTCTATATGCCAAACCATTTACGTGGTTCTTAAGAATTGAGATTTTAGTTCTAATTGCATATGTAACCTTTCTTCCACCTTTAACCGCGTCAATATGGTTGATGCCGGCTTTCTTTTGATTACCGAATAAGAAAACAATTGATGATGCTAGCCATAACGCTTCCCCACCTTTTGCTTTAATTTCTGGTTGTCCAAAAGGGTTATCTGGAAGTTCAACCCATGGTTGATTAACAACAATCATTGTTACATACAATGGGTTCTCTTTTGTGGGATAATCCTCTTTTTTTGATTTAGAAATTCTTGAATGAATACCCATACCAATTTTATCTGCTAATGCTGAGGCGTTGTGTTGTTTACCACCTTTACCTTCAAATGTCATTTTACATGGAACAGATCCAACAGAATCCCAACAGATCAATAATGACTTATTTAATTTTCCAGAAGCTTGAGCGTCAATTAATTTATTAATGAACTCAGTAATTTCTTCAATATAATCAAACCCATCGTTAAAGATAAAGTTACCGTGCCATTCACCATCTTCATCTTGCTCGGCCTGAAGTCCTAATTGAACAGCATGTTCCCAGTTCCATTTTTTTTCTGTAATAATGAAAACAGGTAAATGTCCCTTCTTTTGTGCATCTGCCGCAGCTAAAATCATTGCTGTTGTTTTAGATGAGTTAGAATGTCCTAGAAACATATTAATACCACCCATAACTGGACCCGGCATACCACAAGCATCTAGATATGCTTGACCACAATAGTAATAGTTAGTATCCTTATATTTTGTTTTTGTCGAAAATTCTTTTAGAATATCTTCGTCGCTAAATTGTTTTTTCTTGATTGCTGCCATTGTGTTTTTGTTTTAAAATATGGGGCTTC